AGATAAGGCTGGAACTATTAATAATAATAAGAAAAATGTATACTATTCAGCAAAGGAGTCAATAGATAAACTTGTAGATGCTCTCAAGTATATCGTTCGCTATAATGGGTAGAGATATTGTTAATAATTTAAAATTTAAAAAAACTACTGGTGTTTTTAAACCAGAAGCTTTTGGCAAAATGCTAGACGATGCCTATCTTGCGTCTAAGCGTCCAGATCAAGAAATGACTAAAACTTCTTTTAGCCCAAGCTCCTTGGGTTATGGAAGCGGTAATTGTCCCAGGTACTGGTATCTTGCATTTTCTGGCGCATTTTTTGTAGATGATAATGATTCTATAGCTGTTGCGAATATGGCTCAAGGAACACAAGCGCATGAGAGATTACAAAAAATAATTAAAACAATGGGTGTTTTAAAACATGAAGAATTAGAAATTATTAATGAGTATCCACCTATAAGAGGATTTATTGACATAGTTATTGATTGGAACAATACAGAAGTAATTGGAGAAATTAAAACAGCAAAACAGGAATCATGGGATGGGTATCAAGCAAAGATGGCTCCTTCTCCTAACCATCTTTTACAGATATTGACTTACATGAAATTAAGAAATGTTAAAGAGGGATTTTTTATTTATGAAAATAAAAATACCCAGGAGTTATTAATTATTCCTATATTAATGAATGAAAGAAATACAAATATTATTGAGGAATTATTTGTGTGGATGTCTGAAGTTTATGATAATTATTTAAATGGGGATATGCCAATGAGACCATTTACAAAGTCTAGCTATGCCTGTAAATACTGTAAGCTAAAAAAAGATTGCTGGTCTAGAGAGACTGGAACAATTCAAATAGAAGCATATGTTCCCCCAAAATTATGATATGTGCTAACACTGATTGTAAAAAAGATTTTACTCCCAAAACTCATAATCAAAAATACTGTTCAGATGAATGCTGCAGGATTTTTACAAACAAAAGGATTATGGAAAAGTATTATGAGAAAAAGGAAATTCGCGCTGGTAAAATTCGTGCATGCAGGGTATGTAAAGGTCAATTAAGCAGATATAATCAGTCTAATATATGTTATTTATGTGAAAAAAAGAATATAACAAGACATAAAAATATTGTTCTGGAGATTATAGATGAGATTAGCTGACCTTGTTAAAACTACTGCCTCATCTGTTTTAGGCATAGATGCTTCTACAAATTCCGTTGCTTTTTGTTTGTTTGAAAATAATAAGCCTAAAAAATGGGGCAAGATTGAATTCACTGGATCTGATATATACGAAAAAATATACGATGCTAAAATAAAAATGCATGCCATGCTAACTGAACTAAAGTCTGATTATATTGCAATAGAGGGGGCAGTACTTGTCAGATCACCAGATGCTGTGATAAAATTGTCATATGTCTATGGAGTTGTTATTGCTGAGCTTATGTCTACTGGCTCTAAGGTTATTACAATTAGCCCTACCTCGTGGCAGGCGCACATTGGCAACAAAAATCCGACGAAAGATGAGAAGTCTGCAATAAGATTAGCTCATCCAGGTTACGCGGATTCCTGGTACAAAAATAAATTAAGGAATATGCGTAAACAAAGAACTGTAGATTATTTTAATGATAAGTATAGTTTATCATTAGATGATTTTGATGTAGCAGATTCCTTTGGAATAGCATATTACGCAAACGAGGTTTTGACAAAGAGATGAAGTTATATCAAAGCAAGGATTGGCTATATAGAAGATATGTAGTACAACGAAAGACCGTTACAGAAATTGCAGCGGAATGTGGTGTCTCTGCTATGACGATACAGAGATATTTAGACCAATTTGGGTTGATAAAGAGGCGGTAATGTTAGAACCAGTATTTCCAGATTCAAAACAATTTGAATGCCAAGACCTATATTTACTAACAGTAGGAACAGAGGCAGGCAAAGAAATTTGGGCTACCTGCCATGAAATTGCACACATGCTGATTAAGAAGAATATTGCTTATGGCAATTCAGCCCTTGATCCTGTGCGTATATTTTCAAAGGCTGGACCAAGAGAACAGCTCCATGTCCGCATTGATGACAAATTAAATAGACTTATGAAAGGCACAGATTATCCAGGGGACAACGATATTGATGATTTAATCGGATATTTAGTGCTTTTAAAAATAGCAAAATCTCAAGATATTTGATTTTTTAGTCAACTAGGATTATAATATCTACATATGGACATTGAATTAGCTGATCATTTTGATCGCATGAACAAGGTGGTAGAAGAACTTTTAAAAGGTAGCACTCCTACTCAGATTGCCGCTGTAACGGGTTTTAAACGTGCAGAGGTTGTTGGTTATATAGATGAGTGGAAAGAGGTCGTTAGAAGCGATTCTGGGGCTCGTGAGAGGGCAAAAGAGGCTGTTGCTGGTGCAGACCAACACTATGCTATGATAATTAAAGAGGCCTGGAAAACCGTAGAGGATGCTGATCAACAAGGGCAGCTCAATGTAAAAGCAACATCATTAAAGCTGATTGCCGATATAGAGGCTAAAAGAATTGGCATGCTACAACAGGTAGGTCTTTTAGACAACGCAGAGCTTGCGGGACAAATTGCAGAGACTGAAGAAAAGCAAGAAATTTTAGTTGGGATATTAAAAGAAGTCACCTCAGATTGCCCTAAATGTAAAATGGAAGTAGCTAAAAGGCTATCAAGAATTACTGGAACCGTCGAGCCTATTGTGATAGAAAGTGAGTCAATAGATGTTCGATAATTTTGAAAAATTATCTGATGGAATATATGTATTTAAAAATTTTTTATCTGAAGAAGAGTGCAATGGTATTGTAGAAGAACTTGACTCTTATGGGGACTGGATATCAGAAGGATTTGAATCCACAATGTCACGAACAGAACCTTTAAAAAAATTATTTTTTGTAAGATCTAGATTAAATGACTTAGTACCAGATAATTATTATTTAGGGCACAATACATCAGCTGTTAGAATGGTCTCTGGGCAATCCTGGGGTTGTCATGCAGACGTAGATGATTTTGCTGAGGTTATAGAACAGTCTAATAAATATATCGAAGGCCAACCATGTATTGAAAAAGAGTTGTCTATCTATGGGACTGTAGTTTATTTTAATAAATTTATTGGGGGAGAAATTTATTATCCAGACCATAATATTACTTATGCCCCAAACCCAGGCGATTTGGTAATACATAAATCAGATAAGACATGTATTCACGGTGTAAAAGAAGTTCTTTCAGAAAAAAGATATTCTTATAGCAATCATATTTATAAGTTAGTAAAGGTGCCGATTTGAGCAGCTTTGATTTCACAGATTTAATAGATATACTAGACGGAGAAGAGTTTGAAGAGCGTCCCGTAGATCTACGCACATTTGTAACAGACCCAAAATATCTAGGTTTACCCCCTTTATCAGATCATCAATATACACTAATTGAAAAATCTTCACAGATTTATAAAGAGTCGACTCTTATTAAACTTTATGGCGAGTCTGAGGGTCAAAGAATATTTAAACAAACATGTAATGAAGTAATTGCACAATTGGGTAAAGGGTCTGGCAAGGATTACTCTTCTACTATTTCGGTAGCACGTATAGTATATTTACTATTATGTCTGAAAGACCCAGCAGCTTATTATGGCAAGCCTCCTGGAGATACCATAGATATTATTAACATTGCTATAAATGCACAACAGGCTAACAATGTTTTTTTTAAGGGTTTAAAGAATAGAGTAGAGAGATGCCCGTGGTTCATAGGTAAATTTGAACCAAAAGCTTCAGAAATTAAATTTGATAAAAATGTTAACGTATATTCAGGACACTCAGAAAGAGAAGCTTTTGAGGGATACAATGTAATTACCGTAATCCTCGATGAGATTTCTGGTTTTGCCATAGAAAGCACTACTGGGCATGATCAAGCAAAAACTGCGGATGCAATATATGATATGTACCGTGCTTCTGTTATGTCGCGTTTTCCAGATTACGGGAAAGTTATTTTGCTATCTTTTCCCCGTTTTAAAAATGACCCAATTCAAAAATTTTATGAGTCTGTAATTTCAGAAAAAGATACAATTGTAAGAAATAAATTAATTAAATTAGATGATGATCTTCCCGATGGCACAGATGGAAATGAAATAACTGTTGAGTGGGAAGAAGATCATATAGTATCTTATAAGTATCCAAAAACGTTTGCTTTAAAACGACCAACATGGGAAGTAAACCCAACTAAAAAAATTGAAGATTTTAAAATTGATTTTTATAAAAATATGCCAGATGCTTTGGCTAGATTTGCTTGCATGCCACCAGAAATGATCGATGCTTTCTTCAAGTCACGTGAAAAAATTGAAAAAGCTTTTAATAAAACTTATCACGGAGTGGACTCCCTTGGAAGATTAGAGGAGTGGTTTAAGCCAGAAGAAAATAAAAAATATTATATACACGTAGACTTAGCCCAAAAGCACGACCATTGTGCTGTTGCAATGGCTCACGTAGACAAATGGGTAAATGTTCAAGTAACTAATGATTATTCCCAGCCAGCGCCAGTAGTTGTTTTAGATGCAATCAGGTACTGGACGCCAACTCCAGACAAATCTGTTGATTTTACTGAAGTAAAAGACTATATATTGTCTTTAAAAACAAGAGGGTTTAATATAGCACTCTGCACTTTTGACAGGTGGAATTCTCATGACATGATGCAACAGCTAAAACAATATAATATTAATACAGAGACCTTATCAGTAGCTAAAAAACATTATGACGAT